GACCGCGTTTCGAAATCGATATGCAAAGTCGGCCGGTCGGTCATACAAGACCTTTCTCAACAGCAAGCCAGTTAGGCATCGACACTTCGACAATCGAGTCGCCCCTCTCGGCATATTCGATCTGGCTCTTGGGCAACCAGATATACGTTGAACCATCATCGGAGACGGCAATCGCTTTTTCCGTCTCCGCATGAATGTTCAGTGTCAAATCGATAAGATCAGAGCGCTGGTTCATGAGAACAGGTCCACTTCGTCGCCGAAAGCCTGGGCGGCGGTTTCCTCGAACAGAGACGTCGAATCGAGCAAGGGTTCGACCTTGAGCCCGGCGAAGTCCCGTGACGGGTTGGCGGCGCCGACGCCGCCCAGGTTCTCGTCATCGGCCACGATCATGACCGACTGGAGATAGAAGGTCGGACCTTCGTTGCCTTCGACCTTGAACCACCGAGGCGCCACGGCGACGTAAGCCCAGCAGCCCGAATAGCAGCGCGCCTTGTCGATGATCGGCGCGTTGTTCGGATCGACCACCGGCGGCTTGCTTTGCGAACTGTTGGCCGAGATGGCGATGCGCCCTTCGATGAAGCCGTCGTAAAGCGCGCCGGACTGCTTATCGACGTAGCCGCCCTGGTCCTTGAACGGATTGTTGTACTTCGCCGCGATGGCCTTGTTGGTGAGCGCCATCGGGGCTTTCTCGCGGAATAGATCGGTCGCCGCTTTCTTGAGTAGCGTCAGATCGCCCTGCGCGGGCACGAGCAGCACGGCGCCGTAGGCGCGCTCCTTGCCGTCCGCGCCGGGCTTCGGCCGCTCCAGCAGGTTGACGAACGCCAAGCGCACCGGCCCGAACAGGATATTGCCGCCGTCGAGCACCTTGGGCGGGTTCTGTTTCCAGGCCCGTTCGATCCACTCCGGCGAGATGCGTGATTTTTCAGCCATGTCCTTCAGTCCAAACCGTCCATGTTGAGCGACCCGAAGTCGCGAGCGGCAGCATCGACGGCAGGACGCCTGTCGCTCTCGGGGGCCAAGGTCAGGCCCGACGATTCCTTCTTGGTGTAAAGCGCCTTGAAGTCGGCGATCTGTTGCTTGGTTGCACCATGCAGCTTCAACGCCTTCTCCATGTCGCCAAGCGTGACCAGCTTGCGCGGCCGTGCTTCGTCTTCCTCGACGCCGAACAGCATTTCGGCGGCGCCGGCGATCTCGTCGTCGGCAGCGGCCCATTTCGCCCGGCCCAATTTCTCCACCGCTTTCCAGCCCTTGACCGGAATGCCGTGCGTGACGAGCCCTTCGACATATTCCTCAATCTGGCCGAGCCAATCGTTCAGGACGCGCGCCGCTTTCAGGATCTCGCCGACGCGATCGTTGTCGTAGGTCTTCGGCTCGGGCAGATCGCCAGCGCTGATCTCGGTGATGCTGGCGAAGTCGAGTTGCGCCGACTCCAGTACCTGCTGTTCGCGAAGGGGGCAGATCGCCGCGGCATCGCACCAGCGGCACCAAGAGCCGGCGTTGTAGCTGGTGGCTTCAGTCTGCGATCGGGCGATAGCCGCATCGACGTCCTGCTGAAACTCCATCAGGTCCGAGACGACCATAAGCCAGCGACGAACGGCGCCAAGGTCTTCCACATCGCGAGCGCGAGGCTGGACGATCACCAGCTCCAGCTCGCTAAGCGACCAGTCGTCCCGCGAGAAGACCGCGCCGGCGGCGTAGAACTTGAGCTGGGCATTGTCGTCGGCCGTGACGCTGACGCCAACGCCATGCTTGTAGTCAAACACGACCAGGCGCCCGGCCTTCGGATGATAGACCAAGGCGTCGTTCGTGCCGAACACTTCGCCCGGCGCGGCGCTCTCGACGCTCAATTCGAACGACTGCTCGACGTAGATTTCCGCATCGGGATGCTGGTCGAATTCCGCCCAGACCGCATCGAGATAGACCTGGATAGCGGCGGCCATTTCCTCGGTCAGCGGCTTGGCGCCGACCTGAGCGTCGAGCGTTACGCCGACATACTCAATCGCGGCGCGCTCGCCGCTTGCCAACATGTAAGCGGCAAAGGCATGGGCTAGCGTGCCCTCTTCGGCATATGCCGAAGAGGGCTTCGATGGCACGGTCTCGATCAGCGCGGTCGATCCCGCGCAGTTCATCCACCGGTCCGCTTTGGAGCCGCCCCAGCGGCTGTGCGTGGCCATCAGGCGCTCAACAGCGCATAGGCCGCGCTGTAGTCCTTCTGTTGGAGATCGCCCAGGCGCTTCACCGGCGCGCCGTCTGCGGTCTGGAAATTCTCGATGAACAGGGCTTGCGCTGCCGGCATCGAGTTCTTGCTGATATACGCGTGCAGGGCGGCTTGCACATCGTCCTTGGTGTGCTCGCCAGCCTCCATCGCTTGGACTTCGGCGAGTTGATCGGCGAACGCGTCCTTCGGCGACGCGGCGATCTGCTCGACTTCGGCCTCTGGTTCAGATGCGGTTGTTGTCTTCGCCTTCGGCGGACGGCCGCGGCGCCCGGTGGGTGTTTCGGTTTCCTGCACGGCAGTGGTCTGATCTTCGTCTCCGACCCGCTGGCCTGCCGCGAGAGTGCCCGAGGCCAGCGAAAGACCGGCCAAACAAAGCAAAGCGGCGTGATATTCGTCCGGCGTTTCCGCATCGATGATCAACTGAATCCTGGCCATCCGGCCCTCCTGATTGGTGAAAAACATAAACGGAATTGTCAAGGAACCTCAACAGGAACGATGTGTCAAGGGCCTTCTCGCGGTCCTTCGATCTGGGCGATGGCCGCGGTCTTGCGCGCCAGCGTCGCGCTGACGCGCTCGTCGATCGAATTGGCCAGCGTCACCCACTGGGCATGTACCTTGCGGGTCTGGCCTTTGCGGTGCACGCGCTTGATGGCTTGGTAGTTGTCCATCGGGGCCCAGGACGATTCGAACATGATCACGCGCGCCGCGGCGGTGAGCGTGATGGCCGTTCCCGAGGCGACAATGTTTCCCAAATAAACCTTGACCTGCGGATCGTGCTGGAACCGCTCGACCGCGTTGTCGTCCTCGCGCCCATAAACCGCAACCACCCCCGCAGCGGCCAGGGTCTGTTTGATAATTTGGAGTGCTCGTACGTGAATCCCGAACACAACCACTTTGTCCAGGCCATCGGCGATTTCGGAAACGAGCAGGTTTGCGAAAGCCGGAGCTTTTGCCTCGCCAACGAGGCGTCGTAGCGTCGCGATGTGCTGGCTATCGAGGAACGATAGACCCCCGGTCTCCACGGCTTCGAGGATGGCTCTTTCCATGTTCGGATGCGCCTGGAGAAGGGTTCGAATCTCTTCCGTGTCACCGTCCATCTCCGTGGTTGTCATGAAGATCGGGGGGCGATCCGCATCGGTTTCGCGCTCAGTGCGCCGAAGGCTGCATGAGCGGATCACCTGGCGCAGCTCATCCAACATCTCCGGCCGGGGTTTGTGCGAAGCGCTGTAGGTCCGCTGGATCCTGCGATAGTAGCGCGTGCAGAAGGCGTCCTTGTTGAGCCGTGTGGCGCCGCAGAAGCGCAACATCGACCAGCAGTCGGCTGCGTCGTTCGGGTTGGCTGTACCTGTCAGCCACCAGCCGTTCACCGCCCACTCGGCCAATCCGAAGCGCCCGTCGCATTCCGGCCCGATCAAGGCGCGCGTTCTCAACGCGCCCAGGTTCTTCAGGCGGTGGCCTTCGTCGAAGATCAGACAATCGATTACGTCGCGCTTGAGCCGAGACGCCCAATTGGTCGCCATCTCGTAGGATAAAAGCAGGACGTCCGACTTGCCGCGAAGCCAGAACTCGCGGTCCTGCTCGGTCTGGCCCTTGATGAAACGCAGCCGCCGTTGGCCGAATTTGGCATACTCGTTGCGCCAGACGCCGGCGCGATGGGCTTCGGCGGGCGCCACGACGACGATCCGCTCGGCGCCGATCGTGTCCAGCCCGCGGATCGCTTGGGCCGTCTTACCGACGCCAGGTTCGTCCAGCAAAGCAGCTCGCCGCTTGGACGCCAAAAATGCGGCGCCTGTTTTCTGGAAAGGCAACAATTCAGGCACGGCGGTTTATTTCCGGCTTGCTGTCTTTCTCCAAAGCTTGCCGAATCAGTTCGCGTCCGGCTAGCGAAAGTGCAAAACCCCCGCCGCGGCCTTTACGGCTATCAATAATGTTTTTGCCGATTTTGCGCCTAATGTTGTATATCCAAACATTTATCGTTTTCGTTTGGCGCATATCTGGATCAATGCGTGATCCAATATAGTGTGCTACCGGAATTTCAGCATCCAAGTCTATTGCCGGCAGCCATCTTTTGGCGTTGCACAGCGCGGCTAACAGATGACTCTCGGACATGGACACAGGCAATGCACGATAAATCCGATCTGGCAGTGAGATACGCAAGTCAAGCTGTTCTTCCAGCTCGGTCACGCGCAGCCTCAGTTCTTCGCAGCTGGCGCAGGTCATGATCCTCGCGTCCATTCGCTATCTATTTTCGCCCAAGGAGATATAAAAACTTTGGTCTTTGAATAAAAACACTTATCGCGGTGGCGCTACAAATCGTGATTTGGGTTGTTTGCGATTAATCGCTAATACCATTTTCGGCGGATCGTTCTGAGGTCTATGATGATTTTGGGCGACGTTGCTACTATCACAAGAGAAAAAACCCCAGTTATACTTTTGGTCTAAAAACCGCATCATTCTCAATCCGTGGATGGGGGGCGGATAATCTCCATATACCGCTTTTATCTCGCTAAAGACTTCGTTCATGCGATCAAACCATTGTGGTGTTCCAATTACACGGAATTCACCGGCAGACCCTATGCAAACGCGATTCCATCCCTGCTCCAGCAAGTGGAGAAGACGGTTAACAGGGTGGTGTAGATGCCAAACAGGTGCTGATCGGGATTTGGGGAAGGGCCATTGAAGCAGTAACGCATCCTGCATCTGAGAAGGCGCATCGATCTTATCGGGCACAATCGCCCAACTGGTAGGGCGGCATAACTTCCCCTCCAGCCACTGGTAATATGGCTGCCAGTCTCGATCCGTATGAAGCAACGCATCTATCTCATCTCGATTAACCGGATTTTTCTCAATTGCTCGTTTATCAATCAGTGCGAGAACCGCTCGCCAATAGGTGTAGCTTCCGCAGTCGAAAGCGATACGTTCGGCTATTGGCTCAATAAAACGATATTGCGAGCGTGCGGTGGTGGCATACGATATCATGAACGACGTATGATCGCCCAAACTTTTCAATACCGATCCAGGCGTAATAGGTAAAACATGGTAATGTTCGGACATTATTCGCTCAACCTATTGTTCAACGCGTCCCGCACGTCATTCGCCAGCGCCAGCAAATGCCCATAAGCGCGGAATATTACATTAAGGTTTCCTCGTGCATTTTTGATGGCCTCCACACGGCGTAAAAACTCACAAAGCAGCTCTTCGCAGCGGATGCAGGTCATGATCCGCGCGTCCATTCGCCATCTGTTTTCGCCCAAGGAGACACAACGATTTCGGTAGGCGTTATCAGTCGCGCCCAAGAGGGCGGCAGGAAAGCGAGGGCCTTCTTGAACTCGCGAAACGCTTCGACGTAGACCATGCCTGCGCCGTCACGGATCTCCACGATGTACAGCGCGCCGAGTGGCGGGTGCCTCATTCCCGGATCTCCCTGAATTGGATTAACAGACTGCTTTCTTCGGCGTAGCGCCGTGAGAACGAGCCGACCACCACCTGTTTGTCGTCATGCCAGGCCACGCCATTGAGCGCGTCCATCACCAGCTTGACCACGTTGTCCATATCCGGCTTGGTTGTCGGCAGGATGTGCTGGCGCAGCATCAGCGCCAGGCGCTTCTTCGACGTCGCTGCTGGCGGGCGGCAGCGCACTTCGACATGCAGCCACACGGGGCCTTCGATCACCGGCGCTTCGCCCATGGTTTCGACGCAGGTTATCTTGATCAAGTTTTCATAAGAAACGGTCGGTTCGTCGGTGTAGGCGCGGCCCGTTGCGCGAACGAACCGCGGCCGGCCTTTGCCTCTGACGTCACCGGGGATGACGAAGCCGACGACGTTCATGGTTGGCCCCCTGTGGCTTTGAGGATGGCGGCACGGATTTTCTGCTGGACGTAGACAGGAAGATCAGGACCGCAAAGCATCTGCGCTTCCCTCAGCGCCCCCAGTATCTCCGGGGCGGCTGCGATCCGCTCTTCAATTTCCCGCACCCGTCCAGCTTGAGCGTCCTTACGCATGGCCGCTTGACGGCGATCGGTTGGATTGGCGAAGTTGTCGGTCATGGCGTGCATCCGTTGGGGGTTAGGGTTAGGCGGGGTCCGAAGCTGCCCCAGCCGCGCCGAGCTGGCGTGCGCGCTCAGCGATGAAACCGATGATGGCCAGCGTCTCGTCGGTGGGGTAGCCGGGCCGGTCGCCGCCAGCTTTGGCGTGCTTGGTGTATTCCTCGGCCGTGAACCATCGGCAACCAGCAGCGATCTTGTAGCCGCCAATCACGAGTTCGGCACCGTAGAAGGTGTAACCGTCCTGGCGATTGACCGAGGCGAAAATGCGAGCGATTTTTTCGCCCCCCAGGTTCGCGCCCCGCAGGTTCGCGCCCCGCAGGTTCGCGCCCCACAGGTTCGCGCCCCCCAGGTTCGCGCCCCGCAGGTTCGCGCTCGTCAGGTCCGCGCTCGTCAGGTCCGCGCCTTCCAGATTCGCGCCCGTCAGGTCCGCGCCCCGCAGGTTCGCGCCCGTCAGGTCCGCGCCCCGCAGGTTCGCATAAGGACCGATCACTTTCACAAAGTCGTTAATGTGCATCGCTGCCTCCAAAGCGTTTAGCAACCTCAACACGTCGTCGCCACATCGTCAAGCCAACATCTCCAACAGATCGATCTGTTCGCCCGCGTCCTTCCACCAGGCGCGAAGCTCAGCCACGAGGGCTGCTTTTTGCGCTTCGTCCAGGGTCTCCGGCAGGCGTTCCAGCCGGTAGCCCTGGACGGTGAAAGGCGACTTGCCGATCAATTTGCCGACGAATTCGTCCGGCCAGTTGGTCAGCTCGCGCACGACGCGGGTGAACAGGATATTTTCAGCCATGGATCGCCCAACCGATTTCGATGACCAGGACGAGCACGACGAACCAGGCGAGGCCGACCGCGACGAAGCGAGCCAACGCACGGCCGATTGAACCTTTGCGCACGGGTTGCCAATCCGGCAGCACGGCATAGCCGAATTCGCGCATTGGCGGGCGGTGATCGGTTCTCAAGTTTCATCCTCCACACTCATGCGTTCGCCGGCGATGTTGACGAAGACGTAGCCCGCCTTTTCGTCCCAACCGCGCACCCACTCACCGCTCCAACCGAGCTTACGGCACAGAGCCCGTGCCGCGGCATTGTGATTGCGTTCGATGTTCAGTGCGTGGTCCCAAGGGACAATGACGTACACACCACTCGACGTGCGAGCCTTGATGCGGCTGCCGCGAAAGTTTGTTGGCGGCAACCAGTGCGTAATGATGGTTTGCATGATTTTCCCTCTTCCAGTCTGATCGCTGGTTGGAGCCCTTGGACTGCGATCCAAGGGCTCGGATCAACGGCCAGTCCAGAATACGCCGCGCGCATTCCAGATGATTCAAGATCGCCAGGGTTTCTTTCGCTTTTGAATGGGTAGTGGCGGCGGTTGAAGCGGAAGGGTGAATTATTAATTTATAATTCATTAATTCCGGCCTCCCAGTAAAGCGATCAAGGCGCCCAAGATCAGACCCAACACAAAGCCGATCCACCACACCCAAGCCAGCACATAAGTCAGAAATTCGTGCTTCATAGTCCATCTCCAGAAAAGTTCGCCGGGATCGGCTTAAACGTTTTCGATTTCATGGATTTCAGCGGCTGACATATAGCCGCCCCAGCCGTGGCCTGACGGTCCGTGGTGCATCAGGACGCGATACGAGCCGTCGCGCAGTTGGGCGCTGAGCTGGTAAGTGCTGCCGCGTGAATTAGTAAATTCGCGTTCCATGGCAACGTTGGTCAGTTTCTCGAAAATTTCAGCAGGATCCATCGGGCTTTCTCCCTCTTCGCGAGCCGTCAGTCAGCCCGGATAACCCGCCGCACGAGCAGCGGGAAACCGGGGCCGGCTAGAAGCCGCCATGGATGGTAAAGCGGCCCTTGCCGAGATATTCGACTTTGTAGGCGGCCACACGGTTTTGTCGTTCGTAGCGCACGCGCCAAGTAGAGCGTGACTTGCCTAGAAACTCGATGGTCCCGTCAGTTTGGCCTCGAACGTGGCGGCCAATTTCGAAGGCTTCCCACATATCGGACGAACAGAAATAAGGGTTTTCGGCGCGGCCAACAGTCAGGCCTTTGACAAAGGCGTAGGTCAGTTCTGCATTAAGCTTGCGCATGGCTCGTCTCCAGAAAGGTTAGCCGGGATCGGCGCAGGTGGCCCAGCCTTATATCGCCCTGCGTCGTCTCCCGGCCCAAGTGGCTGGGTCGTTCGATGGTGCATATACACCACGCGTGTATCTGGCTGTCGAGACCGATTTAGTGGTCTTGTGGTCTTTTAGTGGTCTTTTAGGTTTCGGCACCACCGCGCAAGGTGGGGTCAGTTGGTGGTATTGTTGTGGTATTCCTTCTCTCTCCCGTAGGGAGAGAATACCACCAGTACCACCTGCCCCCATGCGGCCACCCCGAACAGATCGGACGACCGTTGGCTGGTGGTGGGGTGGTGCGGGGCTTGGCTACTCTGCATGACGCGTGTAGGCGTCACTTTTGTCGGTGAGCCGCTGTTGAGCCGTACGCGTACGGTTCGAGTGAGTTTCAAATCTGGACGCACCGTCCAACTTTCAGCCTGGCCCACAGATCCCCAAGCCAGAATGACAATGGTGTTCAACCTGATACGCCTCAAACTTGGACACTCCGTCCAACTTTCAACCTGGCGCTGCCCGTGCTCCGAGCCGCCGAGCTGGCGGGCCGCCGCCCACCAGCTCGGCGGGTCCTGGTCAGCGATCCGGGGAGATCGGGGGCAGGCGTGTTGGCGGAAAATTTTATGAGCCGGTTCGCCGATACCGGAGAAAATCTCCAATTCCGATACACCAACTAGGTTTTAACCACGGCCAAACTTGACAGCGACCAGCGCCACGGCGACCATCGGATTGCTCATCCCAGAGCCCACTGGCCCGCCGCTCGCCCTAACCAGCAGATCGGCGGGCCTCTTCTTGACAGCCGCCGTCAACCATGGCCGTATCGGCCCAGTCGCGGACGCCGAAGACGATCTAGGTTGCCTCCCTCTTCCCAGCGTGTCCTCCGACGCCCGCGGCGGACCACAATCGGAGCCAACCATGGCCGACGAACTCGAACCGCTGATCGGAGCCTTCCGAGCGCAGCCCGGCTACATCACCGGAGCCCAGGTCGCACTTACGCTGGAGCAGGTGAAGCTGTTCGTCCAGAACTACGGCCAGCCCGCCGCCCCGGCGCCGGAACCCATGGTCGACCATACTGCGGTTGCGGCTCCCGAAGAACCGGTTCCCGAAGAACCGGTTCCCGAAGAACCGGCTCCCGAAGAACCGGCTCCAGAAGAACCGGCTCCAGAAGAACCGGCTCCCGAAGAACCGGCTCCCGAAGTCGCGGAGGAACCGGCTCCCGAAGAACCGGCTCCCGAAGTCGCGGAGGAACCGGCGCCGTGACCGACCTTGAGCCCATGCCGCCCATGCAGCCGCAGACCTTCCTGGGTCTGGGCATGGACGTTTGGGGCTCGCTGATCCGTCATGCGCTGTCGTCGGTGTTCGCGACGCTGGGCGTGTCGTCCTACTTCTCGCAGAACCAGACGGGCGCGATCGCATCGGGACTGATGCTGGTCCTGCCGGTGGTCTGGTCCGTGGCGCAGAAGCTGGAGGCCCGGAAGCGGTGAGCTGGAAGGATCCCGTCCTGTGGATCATGGCCAGCTACATCGTGGCCACTGGTGGCGCGACGGCGTGGTTGGTCTGGGAATTGCTGAAACGGAGGCCATGATGCCGCCGAAATCCGAAGCGCAGCGCCGATTGATGCACGCCGCGGCCAAGAAGAAGGGCGGCGCCGGCGGCGTTTCCCAGAAAGTCGGCAAGGAGTTTTCCGATGCCGACAAGCCGGGCAAGCTGCCCGAGCGCAAGAAATCCAAGAAGCACAAGGGCCGGAAGTGATCCGCGCGGCGGCGCTGACCGCCTTGGCGCTGCTCGGCGGATGCGTGTCGGTCGTCGAAGTGAAGACCCCTGGAGAAAAGCCCGAGATGTCGATCTGGCCTTTCGGAGTGAGGATCGAGCGCCGGGTCGGCGACAGCATAACCGCTCGACAAGCGACGCTGGGCGTGTCGTATCTGTGCGGCGTCGTGGCGGCCGGCGCCTCCGTCGTCGCCTGTTCCGTCTACGACGAACCCGGCGCGAGATGGATGACATTCGATCCGAAACGGGAGACCGCGAAATGAAAACCCTGCCCCTGGTGTTCGCCGCGTCGATGGCGCTTTCGGCCTGCGCAGCCGACCATATCGTCGTCGAGCGCGGCAGCGTGATCGGCGTCGGCGCGACCGGCAAACCGTCCGGCGCCGCCCTGGCGGCGGTGGGCTACTTCTCGGAGAGCGCCGCGGCGGTGCCCTACGTGAACAAGAAGACCGGGCAGCAATACGTGGTTCCCGGCCCCTGCGGCGGGTTCGATGCGGTATCCGTGGCGGCCAATGTCAACGGCGGGGCCGGGTCCGGCGGCGCGGTCGGCACGTCGATGCAACTGAGCGTCACCGACGACCTGTCGGTGGGCGAGCCGGCCAAGCTGGCCAAGCTGGCCGCCATGCAGGCCGCCTCGCCGAACCTGAACATCCTCGAAGCTTACCGGGATTGCCGCAACGCCATGGTCGGCTCGAACGCCGCCTCTGCCGCCGGCGGGTCGACGACCTTCAATCCGTCCCGATGACCACCGTGAAAGAGACCTTCACCTTTCCGCGTTCGTCGAACGTCGAGAGCGCGACCTACGATCCCCAGGACGAAACCCTGGAGATCGTGTTCATCGGCGGCCGGTCCTACAGCTACAGCGGCGTCCCCGTGCAGGAATACGAGCGGTTGTGCCGATCGCCCAGCGCCGGCAAGGCCGCCCGCCGAATCGGGAACATCTATCTCTATGAGGCCGGCTGATGTCCGCCGAGATCGTTCCGTTGACCGCCGCCTACCGATCTAACGAGCCGGAACCGACCGTGGTCGAGATGCTGGAAGAGTTGCTGGACCAGGCGCGCCGGGGAGAGATCGCTGGCCTGGCAGCCGCCTGGGTTAACAGCAACGGCGGCACGACCACCAACTGGGCTTCTGGGCGGGCCGAGGCTGCGCACATGTTGGCGAGCGTGACTCGCCTGTGGCGCCAGGTCGTCCAGGCCGATAGCTACTCCGGCATAGACATCCCCGGTTAGATGGGAGCGCCGCGCCAAAGCCAGTGTTCTCGGGGTCATGTCATGTCCGTCACGCGGCGAGACGGCCGGTGCGGCGAATGCAAACGGCTATGGGCCAGGGAGCACAGCCCGAGGACCGGGAGGATCGGCGCGCCCTTGCGACCGGTCTGCAAACGGGGCCATGACATGTCGGTCACGCGCCGGCGCAACGCCAGCTCCAGCTATTGCTCCGAGTGCAAGCGGCTGAACGAGCGCGAGCGCCATAAGCGGCGCGGGAAGAAACCATGGCCCTGACCCCGCGGCAGGAAATCCAGTTGAAGCTGGGCGCCAACCCGGCGCTGGCGCACGCCTGGCTGTTTGAGGGCCGGCACCCGAACGCCGATCCGCCATTCAGGGAGCGGATGATCCTCGATTGGCACTCTCCGAAGCAGTACCTGTGCGAGATGGCGTTCCGGGGAAGCGCCAAGTCGACCACCGCCGAAGAGGGGCTGGCGATCGACGCCCTCTACTTGCGTTTCAAGTTCTGCATCGTCTTCGGCGCCAGCCTCGCCCTGGCGCAGCAGCGCGTCCATTCGATCCGCCGGGAATTCGAGAAGAACGCCCGGATAATCCAGATTTTCGGCGACATGCGCGGGCCGATCTGGGGCGACACGCGGCTCGAACTGGCGAACGGCGTGATGATCATGGCCATGGGCCGCGGGCAAGCCATGCGGGGCTCGAAGGAAGAAGACCTGCGGCCCGACCTCGTGGTGTTCGATGACATCGAGGACAAGGAAGAACTCGCCAAGGAGGACCTGCGCGAGAAGATCCAGTCCTGGGTCTTCGGGGACGTGATCCCCGGCATGGACGATCCGGCCAAGCGCCGGGTCCGGGTGCTGTGCAACGCCTTGCACGAAGAGTGCCTGGGGATGCGGTTGAAGAAAGCCTGGGAGGCGGGGACCGGCGACTTCGAAGTCCACGTCACGCCGATCGAGTACACCGACGACAAGGGCGAGCGCCAACCCGCATGGCCGGATCGTTACCCCCTGGACTTCATCGAGCGCGAAAAGAAGCGCATGTACAGCTTGGGCCGGGGGATCGAGTACGAAGCCGAATTCATGTGCAACCCGGTGGCGCCCGCCAGCCGGCCTTTCCGCCGTGGCATGATGCGCGTCGTCTCTCGCGCTAAGACCTGGGAAGCGGCCTATTGCATGTTCGATCCAGCCCGAACGGTCGGGGCCAAGTCCGCGCATACCGGTTTCGCCGCCTGGTCGTGGATCGGCGGCAAGTTGGTGGTGTGGGACGCTTGGGGTAAGCAGCTCATGCCGGACCAGATCATCGATTCGATGTTCTCCGTCCAAACCGCCCTGCATCCGGTCCACATGGGTTTCGAGGAAGACGGCTTGAACCAATGGGCGCTCCAGCCGATCCGCACCGAGATGGTGCGCCGTGGCGAAGCGCTGCCCTTGCGGCCGGAGAAGGCGCCCCGGTCGAAGAACGACTTCATCAAGGGCCTGCAACTCTATTTCGAGAACAACCAAGTCGAATTCGCCAAGGAATTGCCTGATCTCGCCGAAGCCCTGGTGAATTTTCCCACCGGCAAGATCGACGCGCCAAACGCCCTGGCCTATGCCTTGAAGTTGCGCCCCGGCGCGCCGTTCTACGAGAGCTTTGGAGCCCGCCATGTCACGGATACCATCGCCCCGGTTCAAGGCCGCCCTGTGTGGCTATGCCTCAATGCCACCCGAGGTTTGCTTACCGGAATCGTTCTTCAGGTCTTTGACGGCTGCATCCGCATCTTTGCTGATGTCGTCCGTGAGGGCGACCCGCAGATCGTCCTCCCCGGAGCCATCGCCGATCTCCAGGTCGAACTCGGAAAGCCCGTCCAGCTTGTCGCCGGACCCCAGCACTTCGACCGCTACAACAACGTCGGGCTCCAGCAGGCTGCTGCACGCATTCCTAAAGAGATCAGAGCGGCAACGGCGCCGGCTCGCGGCCGCAAGCTGCTGAGCGACCTTCTGGAGCGCGAGCGCGCCGGAATGCCCATGCTGCTGGTTTCCTCGCACGCCCCTTGGACATCCAACGCCCTGGCGGGCGGATACGCCCGAGCCCTGAAGGACCACGGCATGTACTCCGACGACGCGCAGGAAGGCGTCTACAAGGTCCTGATGGAGGGCCTGGAGAGTTTCGTCGGGCTGCTGGACCTGGGTTTGGACGAAGGTTACGGCCATGGTAGCTTGAACGCGACCACGCCGGACGGTCGGCCTTACCAGTCGATCCTGGGCGGTGCTCCCGCGGTGCGGGAACTGAAACGCTAGGGGATCGCCTTTGGCCCGCAAGAAGCTCACTCGCGACACGGAACTCGGCACGCGCGAAAAGATCAAGGAGCGCTTGCTGGAACTCTTCAAGGATGTGGAGAAGGGATTTACCGATCAACGTGATCGGGCGGACCAGATTCTGTGCAATTGGGATATGTACAACTGCGTCCTGGGCGAGAAGCAATTCTACAACGGCAATTCCAAGATATACGTGCCCTTCGTTCGCGATGCGATAGACGCGCGGGTTACTAGATTCTCCAATCAGCTTTTTCCGCAATCCGGCCGCTACGTCGAAGTCACGACGATGGAGGCCGACCAGCCGCAGGCGATGCAAGCCCTGCTGGAGCACTACGTTCGGCGCTGTAAGATACGCACCGACGTCGTGCCGCCGCTGCTGCGGAACGGCGACATGGAGGGCCAGTACACGATTTACGTCACATGGGCCGAGACGGAGCGCCAGGTCACTTACAAGAAGTGGACCCAGCCCGAAACGGACGGGATGGAGAACGAGGCCGCCGAGCCGGTGGAGGACGTCAAGGACGAAACGATCGTCGATGCGCGGCCGGATGTGGAATTGATCTCGGACACCGACTTCTCGGTCATCCCCGCCACCGCCTACAGCATCCCGCAAGCCTTGGCGGTCGGGGGCGCCGCCACGATCATCCGGCGCTGGACCAAGGCCCGGATCAAGAAGGCGATCAAGGACGGGGATATCATCGAGGAAGAAGGCGAAGTCCTGCTGAAGCGCATGGACGAAGCCCGCACCGAAGCCAAGACGGATATCGCCAAGGAGCAGGCCGACAACGCCGGTATCAAGGCTGGCGGCAAGTATGCGCTGATCTACGAGACCTGGACCATGATCAAGGTCGAGGACGATATGCGTATGTGTCGGATATTCTATGGCGGCGAAAAGCAGATCCTGGGCTGCAAACAGAATCCCTTCTGGCACGGTATGTGCCCGGTCCTGTCGATCCCGGCGCCCAAGATCAGCGGTGTGTTCAAGGGGACCGCCAAGGTGCAGGCTGTCGAAGACCTTCAGATTTTCGCCAACGACACGATCAACGAGGGCGCGGATACCGCGCACTTCTCGGCTATGCCGATCGTGATGACTGATCCGGTGCACAACCCTCGCATCGAGACCATGGTGCTGGGCCTGGGCGCGGTATGGCCGACATCGCCGAAGGATACGCAGATCGTCGAGTTTCCCGATCTATGGCGTTCGGCGCTGGAGCGCGCCGCGGCGATCCAGAACCAGATTTTCCAATCCCTCAGTGTCAACCCGTCGATGATCCCGCAAGGCACCGGCGGGCCGGGCAAGAAGCGAAACCAGGCCGAGATTGCTAACGAACAGGCGGTGGACCTGTTGACCACCGCCGACGCCGTAACCCTCGTCGAAGAGGGTATCCTGACCCCGATGATCCAGATGTTCGCCTGGCTGGACCAGCAATACCGGGACGCCGATCTGACCATTCGGACCTATGGCCCGATGGGCGAGGAAGCCAATATGCAGGTGATCCCGCCGATCCAGATGGACCACCGCTATGAGTATCGTTGGTATGGCGTCGAAGTCACCCGCACGACCCAGGCGATCCAGCAGCAGATCGCCATGCTCAACGTCGCCAAGTCGATCCCGCCGCAGATGTACCCGGAATACGATCTCGACGTGGCGCCGTTCATGGTCCAGATGTTCGAGAACGCCATGGGGCCGCGTCTCGCGGCGCTGACGTTCAAGAAGAAAAAGAAAATCTCCGTCGATCCGATCATCGAGAACGAGATGATGGAAGCGGGATATGCCGTGCCGGTGCATCCGGTCGACGACGACCTGGAACACATGAGCGCACACATGTTCGGGGTCCAGGCCGCCGGCGGGGAAGACCCCCTTGGGGTGTGGCGCGATCACATGATGAAGCACCAGGCCCAGATGCAGCAGAAAGCGCTGATGGAACAACAGCAGGCGCAAGGCAATCCGGGTTCACAAGGTGGTCCCAAACCGGGCGGGCAACCGGGAACCCAACGTGGGGTCAAGGGGCCGCCCGGCGCTATTCACGCCGACCAGATGGCGGCGGCTGGCAGCCCAGGTATGCCGCGCAAGACTTGAATTTGACAAAACCCTAAATGTGATTGCATTCTTCGCGCAGCGACTGGCGACCGATAGCCGCCAAACCTGAGTTGTGGGCGATACCCACTAGGAGAGTCCATGCACCCGTTCCGATTCGCGATGCTTCGCGGCCCGACGATTGCCCGTGCTCCAGAAAATGACGAAGGCTTTGACCTCGATCTCGATCTGGACGCCGATGACGCCGAACCCGACGAGCCCGACGAGGACACGGAAGAGGACGAAGAGCCGGACGAACCCGACGAGGGCGACGAACCGGACGATGAGCCGGAACAGCGGGCCGCTCCGACACGCAAGCCTTTTGCCCAGCGTGTCGAGGAAGTCGCTGACCGCAGGGTTCGCGAACGCACTCAGGAGCTGGAGCGCCAGATCCGCGAGTTGCGCCAGAACCAAGCGCCGGCCCAGCCCCGCGAAACTCCCGAGCAGTTTCAGCAGCGCCTCGCGCAAATGGAGCCTTGGGAGCGCACCGAGTACCTTCGGCAGCAGGACGCCAATTTCCTTCAGCAGCGGCTGAATCAGATCGAGTTCAATAGCAAGGACTCGGCGGATCGCACCGCATACGAAGCGCTTTCAACGCGCGAACCCGTAGCGGCCAAGCTGAAGGCGGATGTCGAAGCCAGGCTTCAGGAGATGCGCGCGAACGGCATGGACGCCCCGCGCGAAACGATCCTGAAATTCTTGATCGGTGAGCGGGCCCTGGCGAACAAGACGCGAGCGACGAACCGGACCAGCAAGGCCGCCGCCGCTCGCCGCGAAGCACAGACCGCGCGCCCGTCTTCGGGTCGCGGCGACACTCCCGCCGGCGACCGCCGGCAATCGAACGACCGGGCGGCGCGATCGCGGCGCCTGGCTGACACGCCACTCTGACGGGGCGATCGCTCCGTCTAAACACGGAGCGATTTGATGGCTACCAATTCGGCCTCGCAGTTCTCTGCGGACATCGAAGGCTATATCGCCGACGAGACCTTGCCGCTCGCGCGGCGTCAGCTCGTAGCCTACCAGTTCGGCGATCCCGCCGAGCTGCCGAAAGGCCGTGGTACCAACTACGTCGCCACCCGGTACAACCGCCTGCCGCTGCCGTTCGCTCCGATTTCGGAAGGCGTCCCGCCGATCGGTGAGACCATGACGATGAGCCAGGTCGTCGGCACCGCTCTGCAATATGGCGATAAGGTAACGATCACCGACGTCGCCGAATTGACCATCAAGCATCCGCTGTTCAAGGAAGCGATGAAACTGGTCGCCCTGCAACTGGCGGAGACCTTCGAGCGGAACACTTTCAACGCTCTGATGGCCGGTACGCAGGTCAACTACGTTAACAGCCGTGGTTCCCGCGGTTCGCTCCAGGCTGGTGACGTGCTCGACGGTCAGACCGTGATCCGCACCGACGCCGCGCTCGAAACCCTGGGCGCGCCGCGCTTCATGGGCGACGAGCAGACCGACACCAAGATCGACGCCGGCAAGCCTTCGTCCGCTTCGTCCGACCCGCGCGGAATGCCGCACTATGTCGCGATCATGCACACCCTGGTCGTCGCCGACTTCCGGCAGCAGTCGGACGTCAAGCTGGCGTGGACCTACTCGGACCTGAACCGCCTCTACAACTACGAGGCCGGCGAATGGTCGGGCATCCGTTTCTGCAAGACCAACATGGTTCCGACCTTCACGGGATCGACTCAATCGGCCGGCACCGCCGGCACCGCCGGCAGTCTCGCCGGGTCCCCGACGAACTACTACGTCATCGTCACCGCGTCCGATACGCAGAACCAGTACGAGAGCCGTATCTATTCGGTCTCGAACGCGATCAGCGTGACCGGGCCGAACGGCTCTATCTCCGTGACCTTGCCGGCTCTGTCGGGCTACACCTTCAATATCTACGTCGGCACGACCACCAGCCCGGCCAACCTTGGCCTGTGCGCGTCTGGACCGACGTCAGGCCCGCTTGCTGGCCAGGCTACGCAGCTTGCCGCCAATCAGACGGTGGTAATCACCGCCCTGGGCGTCGCTCAGGTGCCCCCGGCCTACCCCGGCAATACGTCCGGCCTGACGGTTTATCCGACCTTTGTCATGGGCCGCGGCGCCTATGCCCAGGTCGTGCTGGACAACGCCAAGTTCAGCTACCTGAAGGACGCCGACAAGTCCGACCCGCTGAACCAGCTTCGGGTCATTGGCTGGAAAGCGTTCTACGGCACGATGCTGACGAACACTCAGTTCTTCGCCCGCATCGAAAGTGTGTCCAGCTACAGCGCCACCTTCGGCTAAGGCTGAAGTTCTCGGTTAGCCGCCGGCTTCGGCCGGCGGCCTTCCCAGACTTTCACCAGGAGAGCCCAAATGGCTTACGCGGTTCGTGCAATTCTCGATGTCTATTGGATTGGCGACGGGACCGGCCAGATGTCCGTTCCCTCAGCCCAGAAGATGCGCCTGATCGAGACGGCCAACGTGCCTGTCCCCGGCGGCGATGCGCCGTCGCAGGCCAACTTCAACACCGCCATCACCGGCACAGTCACAACCGATCTGGAAGCGCTGATCGCCGCCAACCTGACGGCGATCCAGGGCTGGGCGACCGGGGGTAACTGACCGTGGCGACCAAGACCCTGGGCACCAACGCCAACAACAGCCTGACCGCCGTCCAGTGTCTAACGAATGGCGGCAACGGGCTGGCGGACGCCGATATCGCGACCATTGCCAGCGGGATCAAGGACGACTTGAACCCCGCGCATCCGGTTCTGGCGGGCGCCTTCAGCAAGGACGGACTATTGTTCATCCCGCGCCGCGGCTTCCTGCAACTCCAGACCGGCGACGTGGTTGCGACCGATGGCTTCGGCAATGTCATCCTGGTGACGTCTTACAGCATCACCAACGGCCCTTGGCATCTGGCTTGATCTGCGTCTAAGGTCACTGCTCCTGAAAGCCCAGCTTGAGAGGCGCACATGGCGGAAGACGCCAACGACGAAGCCGACTTCCTTGGTCTGACTGGTGAAGACGGCGCCGAAGTCCGGTTGCATCCCATCCTGTCCAACGCGCAGGTTCTGGAGGCCCGCGCGAAAGCGCGATCGAAGATCGAAAAAGAACGCGTCGCGACCGCCATGAAATCGGTGGAGGACGAGGAAACCCGTCGTCTGCGGCGCGAAGAAGGTCTCACCGCGCGTACCGGCGTTTCGCACGCCGACGAGATCGTCTCGATCACCATGGACTTGGCGCCGTATCAGCCCTACCTGAACCTGGGTGATATAATCGATGGCCAGCGGTACTGGCACGGTTACACCTATCAGGTGCCACGGCACGTCGCTGACACCCTGCGGGAGTTGATGGCGCGCGGCTGGGCGCACCAGCACGAGACCGAAGGCAAGGACCTTCTTCAGCACTACCAGAACGCCCGTGACACAGTGATCAGCGCTGTCAGCGGCACTCAGAACGCGCCGAAACGGCCTGATGCGGCGGTGCACTGATGGACGGATCGCACGGCCTTCCAAAAACCCAAACGGACACGGCTCTGGGCTTTTCGATCACCGCCAATCTGGACGGCAACCGTCAGATCGTGGTGCAGAGCTTCGTGCCGCTCGATATGCCCGGTTCCGAGATCGACGCGATATTCGATCGCGTGATGGGGCGCATCGATCGCCAGCGGGCGCGCTACGAGATAGACGAGGTTCAGGCCGATCTCGATAAGCACGTACAGACCCTGGCGCAATTCCGCGAGGATCTGGACCGGCTTGAGCAGGAACACCAGACCAATCAGGCCAAGCGCCAAATCGAGATCGACGAGCGCGTCAAACAGCGCCCGGCTGAACGCAAGAAGGCCGAAGCCGAATGCGACGTGCACATTCTCGAAGTCCAGCAGATGCGCCAGAAGGAATGGGAATCGGGCGCGCAGGAGCACGCTCGTGCCGGCCGCAGCGGTTCGTACAAGCCGATGGGCGCCCGTGCGCGTAACCTCGAATTGGCCGACCAGCGGCTCGACGAGTTGAAGACGCTAAAGGGCAAGGCGCTGGAGCAATTCGAGGCGGACTACGACGCCAGCATCGCCACCGCCCACGCCGAGATCGAACGCGCCGATGCTGAGCGCGATCAGTCGCAGACCAGTCTGAAGATTTCGATCAAGCGCTACGAAGACGCCATCGAGACGCTGACGGGCAAGCTGGCCCGGATCAAGGCGCATCTGGAGGACTGACACATGGCCCTGACCGCGGCGCAGATCATCTCGCTTGCGTGTCAGGACGCCAAGTGCCCCAACTTCACGACTCAGGCGCTCAACTTCATGAACATGGAGTTGGGCGATCTGTGCCGGTCCTACGATTTCGAGCTGGCGGCGAAGACCTTCTATTTCAACTTCAACCCCGGTTTGAGCGCCTTGATGGGCAACAGCATCTATGGCTCCGGGCCATATGCGCTGCCCTCGGACTTCTTGCGGGTGAAGGACGACAAGTCGGTCTTCTGGACCTTGAACGGGGTTGTCTACCCGTTGATCCCGATCGACCTGTCCGAGTTCGACATGGCCGTGCAGCAAGCCGGCATTCAATCCTATCCCTGGTGGTTCGCCACCGACATGTCGATCGGCGATCAGAACGACCAGGGTTTGACCACGCCTTCCGCCTACGTCTACGCCGCGCCGAGCGGCGCCTATCCCTGCACGGTGCGCTATTTCGCCCAGATGGCGGACATCACGAACACGGCGACGGTCCCGTGGTTCCCACACCAGGGTTATCTACGGCGCAAGGTCGCGGCCATGCTCATGGGCCTGGCCGATGACACGCGTGAAATGTCCTGGCTCGATCGAGCGGAAACCGAGTTGCGGAACTACCTTCAACTGAAGGACAACAAGACCGACCGAGTGCAATCCATTCGGCTTGATCGTCGTAGGTTTGGCAGCAATTACAGTAAGTTACCAAACACGAAGACGATCGGGTGGTAGCCCATGGCGCTTCGTAACGCCAAGCCGTTCATCTTCCGGCCCCATGGTTTGTCGGATGCGATAGATGGCACGAACGTCTTTTCCGGTGCGATGGCGGCGCTCCAGAACCTTGTGCCGAGCCCCGGCAACATGGACCAGTTCATCCCGCGCGCCGCTTCGACACAGCTTTCGAACTTCGCCGGGTTCACCACACCAGCGTTGCCTGTCGTCCTCCTGGTGCTTGGAGACCTGGCTTGGGGCATGATCCCCACGGCGCGCAACGCCGGCAAGGACGAGCCGTTCTGCTACAACATCTCGACTGGCGCCTTCGTCACGATCTCGAACGTCACCAGCGCCAACAGCCCAACGACGCAAAGCACGTCCGGTGACTGGACGCCTCCGACGATGACGGCTTCCGCCGGCGGCCGGATCACGATCACGCATCCGGGTTACAACGGCACGACGACCTTCATCGGTTGGATCGACTATTCCAGTTTCTCGTCGGTGATCATCGGGGACACGAATTCGTCGACCTCGATCACCAACCTGCACTCCAGCGTCCTGGCCGCTGGCTGGCAGGTCGGGATGTTGATCACCGGGGCCGCCATCCCGGCCAACACGTACATCGTCTCGATCGCCGCCGATGGCTTGTCTTGCGTCATTTCGAACGCCGCCACGGCGTCCACGCCGAACACGACGTTCACCGTAACGGGCGGAACGCCAGCCGCGCCGCTCTATGGCGCCGGCAATGCGAACGGCCAGGCGTTCACCACCAAGCCGACTGCAGTGGCCACTTTCAGCGGCCGTTGCTGGTACGCTTTGTCCAATTACGCGATATACTCCGATACCACGTCGCCTCAACAGATCACTAACGCCAGCCAGGCGCTGACCATCGGGGATACGGCGCCCGTGACAGCTCTGGCGGGATCTCCGCTGACCAATCAGTTCGTCGGGGGCATCGTGCAATCGCTGACCCTGTTCAAGGGTGGAGGCGCTCTATGGCAGATCACCGGCGATGCGGCGACGACCAACCTTGCCTTGAACCAGATCGCCGGATCGGTCGGAACCCTGGCGCCGAATACCATCTGCGGAACGCCTTATGGCACCGCCTATGTGGCGCCCGATGGCTTGCGCCTGTTGAGCCCGGATGGCGTCGTCAGCCAGCCCATTGGCCGTGCCGGGCAAGGCGTGCAGGTGCCTTTCACGTCGGCGGTCAACCCGACGCGCATGTGCGCGGCTTACAACAACAACGTGATCCGCATCACTTGCCAGCCACTGAATTCTCCCGGCCAAGCGCTGTTCGAGTACTGGTACGACTTCGATCGGCACGTATGGACCGGGCCTCACACCTTCCCGAACGCTTTGATCAAGCCGTACTACGGCGGCGCGGGCAACACCTTCGTCCACGTCGCCGCCGGAGTGAACGGGAAACTGTGGCAGTCGACCACTGACCCGACCGCGAACTCGACTTACACCGAGAACGGGACCGCGCTTCAGTGGGCTTTCCAACCGACACTGTTGCCGGACGATGAAGAGATGCAGGCGCGCTCGATCGTCGAGAGCGTGATCGGTATCCAGTTGCCATCCGGGCAACAGATAACCGTTCTGGCGGCGGATGAAACCAGCAACCAGCTTGATCAACAGATCATAACGTCGTCGGCGGCGGGCGGGGGCGTTTGGGGCGCGTTCAATTGGGGCGCGGCTGTCTGGGGCGGCGCTTCAACGCCTTATCGCTTAATTGCGATCCCCTGGTCGCAACCCCTGGTTTGCCGCCAGATGAACCTCGTGATTACGGGAGCATCGACGAGCGGCTTCGTGATCGGTAATATCGAACTTCGCTATCAAATCCTGGGGTATCAGTTGCCATGATGAAGAAACTGCTTCCCCTGATCGCTCTGGGTTTGACGCTGGTCGCCGCCCCGGCGCTCGCGTCCAATTGCTCTACCTATGCCTACACCCTGACGAACGGCACCACCGCCGACGCCAATCAGGTCATGAGCAATTTCACGTCGATCTTGAATTGCGCGAACAATTCCCTGGCGCACAACGCCGCCAATTCGGACATCACGTCCCTGACAGGGCTCACGACGCCCCTGAGCGTGGCGCAGGGCGGCACCGCGGCGACCGCCGCTGGGGTAACCGCATCGCACAACATCGGAGCCCTGGCCAGCTCGTCCAATCTCTCGGACCTGGCGAACGCTTCGACCGCGCGCACGAACCTGGGCGTGCCGCTCGGCACGTCCGGCGCCACGCTGGGTCTGCTTAGCACCGCCAACACCTACGGCGCGATCCAGACCTTCTTCACGTCCGCTGCGGGATCGGCGTCGCTCAACATACCCCATGGGGTCGCGCCGACCGTACCGAACAACGGGGACGTCTGGACCACGACTAGCGGCATGTTTGCCCGGATCAACGGAACGACGCAGCAACTTGCTTCGACGTCCGGGTCTGTCGCCTCGTTCAACACTCGCACCGGCGCCGTGACCCTCTCCAGCGCCGACGTGACCGGTGTAAACGGCTTGCTTACTACCGGCGGAACAATGACCGGAGCGCTGGTCCTGGCGACTGGCACGACCAGTCTGGCGCCCTTGAAATTCGTCTCCGGGACCAATCTGACTTCGGCGACGTCAGGCGTGATCGAGTACAACGGGACCAACTTCTTCGGCACCGATTCAACGCCGACCCGGCACACCATCGCCTTCACGGACAGCAACATCACCGGCTCGGCGGCGAAGCTGACCACGGGCCGAACGATCGCCATGACCGGCGACGTGACCTGGACGAGCCCGTCCTTCGACGGCTCCGGCAATGTGACCGCCGCAGGGACCATCGCCAACAGCGCCGTGTCCAACGCCAAGATGGCGAACATGGCGGCCACCACGATCAAGGCCAACGTGACAGGCGGATCGGCGGCGCCGACCGATGCGACGATCGCATCGCTTCAAGGCACGACGTCGGCCACCTTCGCCGCAGGCAACGATAGCCGCTTTGGCGGCCCGACACAGAACGGCCAATGCACCTACGGTTTGGTTATCGGAGACGCGGGCGCGCAGATTTATTGCAACACGGCTGGCACGCACACGCTGACGATCCCGGCGAACGGTTCTGTGGCCTTCGCCACGGGCACGAAGATCGACGTGGTGAATGATTGCTCGGCTGGCGCCTTGACCATCGCGATCACCACGGACACTTTGGTCTGGTTTCCAGCCGGCACGACCGGTTCGAGGACCTTGGCCGCCTGCGGGGAAGCCACGCTTTCCAAGGTCAGTTCTACCCGCTGGGCGATCACGGGGACCGGTCTTAGCTGATGCGCCGGATACTAGCCCTCGCAGCGATTTTCTGTGCGTTTGCGCTGCCCGCGAACGCGGTTCCATCCGCATGGACCACATTTGATAATTGCTCGACCACCACCGTTAAGACGGTCGCGATCACGTCGGGCACGTCCTACACGATCCCCGGCGACTATTGCTCGACCGTGGAAGTCGATGCGATCGGCGAAGGGTCCGCCGGCACGACCACGCATGGCGGCGGCGCCGGTGCATGGTCTCAGATCACGACGGGGGTCTATGCGGTCGGCCAAGCGATCGCGATCCAGATCGGCGCGGGTAGCAGTTCGACAAAAACCTGTTGGGTGAGCTGCGCCACGCTAGCTGCGGACTTCGGTTTGAACACCGGAGCTGGTGGGCTATCCGCCAACAGCGTTGGAACGACGAAATTTTCCGGCGGCGGGGGCGGCTCCGCAGGACAAGGCGGCGGTGGGGCGGCTGGTGCAAGCGGGTCCGGGCAGCCAGTTTTCTCGGCGGTCGGTGGCAACGGCGACGCCGGGGCCGGCGGCTTGGGCGGCGGTAGCCAAACGCAAGGTAGCGCAGGCGCGGAATATACGGCGACCCTCGGCGGGACTTTCGGCTCTGGCGGCGGCGGCGGCGGCAGCAGCACGGCCACGCCAGCCGGCGCCGGCGGTCTGTACGGCGCTGGTGGTGGCTCTGGAACGACCACGCCGGGCGCTGGTTCGGGCGGTCTGATCATCTTCAAATACAACGCGGGACATTAGCGAGTTTCATTTACCAGTGATTTTCGGTAGATTGGGCGGCGAACGGAGACCGACATGCTAGCCGATCAAGGATTTCAGGCAGGGCAGGCTCTGCAAGTCACTAAGAGCGATACGGTCGTGCAGCCTTTTCGCGCGCTCTATGTCGGCGTCCTAGGCGACGTGACCATCATCGATCTCGGGGGCAACAGCGCGCTTTTCAAAGCCGTTCCCGCCGGCGTCTATATCTGGTGCGCGGGGACCAAGGTCATGTCGACGGGCACCACCGCGACCAACATCATCGCTCTCAACTAGATCGGGGCTGCCATGGACGACGCAATCAGGTTGGGCGACAGCATCGACGCGATGGTCGTTCGAGGCATGGGTGGCCAGGAGCAGATGGATCTCTGCGGCCGGTTCCACGCCTGGTGCAACGACAAGGACGGCAATCTCTTGTGGGATGACGAGTTCGACAATCTCGTCGTCACGGTAGGCAAGAACTACGCGCTCGACGCGACCCTGGCGGCTTCGGCTTTGTCTGCGGTCGGGCCCTTCATGGGCTTGATTTCTTCGGTCGGCTATTCCGCCATCGCGGCGGGTGACACGATGGGCTCGCACGCCGGTTGGACCGAAGCAGGATCAACCAACGCTCCGACCTTTGCCGCTCGCCTCACGACCAATGGGGCCTGGTCCGCGGCGTCCGCCGGGTCCAAGTCGCTTTCTTCCGCCCGGTCATTCACGATGACCGGTGCTGGCACTTTAAAAGGTTGCTTCCTCGTCACGGGAGCCGGCGCCGTCGCGACGCTGATGGATACCAACGGCACCTTGTTCAGCGCGGGCCTGTTCTCGGGCGGCGACCGCACCGTCGCCAGCACTGACGTGGTGAACGTCTCCTACACCCTGTCGGCGTAAACGCCGTGACCGTCTCGGCCTTTGCCGATCTAGTCAAGATGGCCACGGCCACGGTGGGCACGGGCACGATCACACTTGGGGCGGCGGTGTCTGGTTTCCGAGGCTCGTCGGCGCTGACGAACGGCGCGACCTACAGCTACGCCATTCAGGACGGAGCGAACTACGAAGCTGGCCAAGGTGTCTACACGGCAGCGGGAACCACGCTCACCCGCATCGTCACGATTTCCTCGAACAGCAACACTGCGATCAACCTGTCTGGTTCGGCGGTTGTCCTGATTACAGCGCTGTCGGCGGATTTCAAAGATTTCGGCCGTGTTCGACTGCTCGGTCGATTGATCGGCGCGGATTTCAATTCGACGGCTGACCAACCGATTGCGATCGCCCAGCCAGGAACCGGACCTTACATCATTGCCCGGATCGTCATCGCAAATACATCGGCGGCAATCACAGCGACTGCGAAGGGAGCGTTTTATTCATCGGCCTCAAAAACAGGCCCGCTCTTTGGGGGAGGCGCGACGACTGCCTATGCCGCCCTTAATGCAGCCGGACTCGCTGGTATTGTGGGGTCCGCGGTGGGTTCTCCGAGCCTTGGTACGTCAAACACGCTAGCGCCATATTTGACTTCTTCGACGACCATTTATCTGTCGCTGACGGCAGGAAATGGCTCAGCCGTCACGGCTGATATTTATGTCTTTGGCTACGACCTATCTTAAACCCCAGGAGAGCTATCATGCACGTTATCAACGCAACCGTTTCGAGTTCGACGGTCACGGTTCCCAGCAGCACCGACCCAGAAATCAATGTCGTTCTGGAACACCTGCCGCTGGCAAACCTGACCTCCGTCGCCATTCAATTGCCGACCAGCCCGATCGACGGTCAGAAGGTCAAGCTGTCCAGCAACGTCAATGTCGGGGTCTCCGGTGTGACCACTCAGGACACGAGTACCATCATCGCTCACTACGGTCAGTCCAGCATTGGCGCGGGCTTCAGCGGCGGTTGGACGCTCATCTACGACCAGGCTACCGACGCCTGGTATCCGGGTGTCTAGCCTCAGCTAGGACCATCTGAATGCTCGGCTTTGGCGCCATTGGTGAACTGCCGATTGGCGATCTTGCCAATGCCGTTCCGTCTGGGCCGAGCCAGCTTGAGAGCATAGCTTTATCGGATGTCGTTAGTGTTCAGGTAACCTGGAATGTAGCGGCATCCGAGGCTGTCAGTCTCACAGATTTAATTTCTGCGGCGGGTAGTACTTACAACACGTCTGCTTTGGAAGCCGTGGCTTTTGCAGACGCGTCGGATGCGCTCACCACAATAAGTCTGTCGGCGTCAGAAGCTATCAGTTTATCTGATGCTACTAGCGCTCAGATTATTTGGGATTCGCCGGTAGCGGAAGCGCTTGGTTTATCGGAAACTATCGGATCCCAAGTAAATTGGCAAACTACAACATCCGATAGTATTAATCTGACCGATACGCAAGACGCGTTCACCACAATAAGTCTGTCGGCGTCAGAAGCTGTCAACTTAGCCGACGCGTCAAATGCGCTCACCACAATAAGTCTGTCGGCTTCAGAAGCTGTCAACTTAGCCGACGCGTCAAATGCGCTCACCACAATAAGTCTGTCGGCTTCAGAAGCTGTCAACTTAGCCGACGCGTCAGATGCGCTCACCACAATAAGTCTGTCGGCTTCAGAAGCTGTCAACTTAGCCGACGCGTCAAATGCGCTCACCACAATAAGTCTGTCGGCTTCAGAAGCTGTCAACTTAGCCGACGCGTCA